TAGTTGCATACAAGTCGGTGAATGGCAACACAACCGAACAATCATACAAAGTCAAGTTCGTGTACTGCAACAAATATGTGCACATATTCACGAACAGACTGGAACCGAAACTGATATCTACTATAGTGTTGAAAACAATACACTAGGAGAAGCAGTGCTAGTGGCTATCAGTGAACTAGGTGAAGAAAATATCCGAGGGATATTTTTAAATGAGCCTTCCAAGCCTGGCCAAGCTCGCAGGCATAGAAAAGGTTTTACTACAACAAACAAATCCAAATTGGCGGCCTGTGCTAAATTAAAAACAATGGTTGAGTACAAGAAGATGACCATTAACAGTTCTAACTTAATCAGTGAGTTAAAGAACTTTGTAGCATCTGGTGGAAGTTTTGCGGCCAAAGTTGGAGAAACTGATGACTTGGTTATGTCTATGTTGTTATCTATACGAATGATACAGATACTACAAAACTACGATCAAGCATTAGACATTAGACTGCGCGGTGACGATGTTGAGTACATGGAGCCTATGCCGTTCATTATGATGAGCTAAATATAATATTAGACTCAGGGTTAATTATGAAAAATATTGAAAGAATTGCTGAAGAATTATTTGATAAAGTACGCAGTCGTTTTGATCATGTGGTTCTTGGTGATCAAGAAACCAAAGAGACGGACGACCCTGAACAAGCCAGAATTATTAATTTTGATTATGTAAGCCAAACAGGCGTTAACTATGGAAACATAACCCTGAGTCTAATGGATGAAGAATCATTAAAAATAATTTTTAGTAAAAATCTAACTGACAAATTACTTGAGAATCCCGAAGACGAACGAGAATGGTTTGATTTTTTAAAAGGACTACGCTATTTCGCAAAACGAAATATGTTAAAGTTTGATACCAGAGACATTACTAGAAGTAATCTTACTACACGAGATCTTAAGCAGTTAACCAAGAGTACATCTTATACTGCAACAGATACACCCGACACTGTTATTGAAAGCAGACTTACCGGATCAAGCCGTATTAGTACACAAGACTTTGGTCCTGCTAGACTGTTAATTCACCACAGCGAAGCAGTTAACGAAGAAATACCTGGTGCAAGAAGTAGAAAAATTGATCGCATGTATGTGGAAACTGACCTAGGCGAACGATTTTTAATGCCATTTAAAAAGCTAAGTGCTGGCCGTGCAATGGCCGAACATATAGCACACGGCGGCCTTATGCATGACGAAGCAGCCAAGCATATCATTGGCATGGTTGAAGAAATGAGCAACCTGTCTTTCTTTGTAAGAAACACCAAGCATAGAATGTTTGAAGATGGCGAAACACAGGCCATGGTTGAAGCCGCAGTTGAAAGATACCACGAGCTTAGACACAATTTAAAAAGAATGAGCGGCCCAAGAGGCTACGAAGCATTTGCCGAAACCTTCCAACCCGATACTCCAATCGAAGAAGAATACGACATCGAATCTCTCAAAGAGCGTTTTGTTAAAAAGATGCTTGATGATCGCATTACACAGGCCCTGCCTTATGTTCATCGTGCTTACCAAAGTAGAAAAGCTGTTGAAGGCGATCGCTACTTTAGAGAATTTGACGAATGGGCCGACGATGTTAGCGAAAACAAAGATCTCGGTGATGTTGACACCGAAGGTTTAACTACACTAATGCAAAAACCAATTGAAGTTGGTGTAGACGGTATTGATGCGATCAATGCAATAAAAGATTTTGTTCCATCCGACGATGAGTTGTTCACTGCTATTACTACGCTGAGCAGAGAAATGGGTGCAGAAGCAGACGCAAGATCTGTAGTTAATCAATGGTTAACAGGAAACGGATATCCATCAATGTATGTTGCTGAACCTGAAACTAAATCCGAACCTGGTAGCGACTTTAATAAGAATCCCAACGATGATTGGAGCGCCGATTTTGAGCGCCGCATGAAAAATCCTACACCAACTTTGGAAAGCCTAAAGAGGCTAGCAGGATTATAAAAATTGGGCTAATAGCCCAATTTTTTTCTCCGTACTGTTTGACTTAGATAAAATATTATTATAATATACATACTTGTGTCGCTAAATAGATGTGTTACACAACAATTTTGTTGTGCATCTAAGACATAAACTAAGACCATCTTAAGGAGAAAACATCATGGCAACTACATTAGCAGAAATTCGTGCAAAACTACAAGCGGCTGAGACTCGCAGCCAAGGTTCAGGAAACAATGAACCCAGTTCCATTTATGCACACTGGAACATTCAAGAGGGCAGTACAGCCCGAGTCCGATTCCTACCAGACGCAAACGAAAAGAACAGTTTCTTTTGGGTTGAGCGTGCCTTAATCAAACTTCCATTTGCAGGTGTTAAAGGACAGTCCGACAGCCGCCCGGTTGTTGTACAAGTTCCCTGCATGGAGATGTATGGTAAAGATACACCGTGCCCGATTCTTACTGAAGTTCGTACCTGGTTCAAAGACCCAGCATTGGAAGAAATGGGTCGCAAGTATTGGAAAAAACGCAGTTACTTGTTCCAAGGCTTTATCCGTGACAATCCTCTCTCGGATGACAAAGCACCAGAGAATCCAATCCGTCGATTCATTATCAGCCCTCAGATTTATAATCTGATTAAAAATGCTCTTATGGATCCAGAGTTGGAAAGTCTACCCACTGACTACGAGTCTGGACTTGATTTCAACATCAAGAAAACCAGCAAGGGCGGCTATGCTGACTACAGCACCAGCACCTGGGCTCGTAAAGAAAGTGCTCTAAGCGCAACAGAACTGGCAGCCGTAGAACAATTTGGTCTATTCGATCTGTCTAGCTTCTTGCCTAAGAAGCCTGGTGATGTTGAACTCAAAGTGATTAAGGAAATGTTTGAAGCATCGGTTAACGGTGAAGAATATGATCCTGATCGTTGGAGCCAATATTACAAGCCAAGTGGAATGAACTTTGGTGATAGTGATCACGAAGCATCGGGCACTGATGCCGCACCCGCACCGGCTGCAAAACCGGCTGCACCTGCACCAGTCAAGGCAGCTACTCCACCTTGGGAAGACGATGCCGCTGAAGCCGCCGAGGCTCCAATCGTTACACCGTCAACTTCAAAGCCATCGGGTCAACGAGCCGAAGATATTTTGGCTATGATTCGTAGCCGTCAAAAATAATTTGACAAGTGGGCTACGGCCCACTTATAATTTCAATGGAGGAATAACCTATGGCCAAGCCATTTGATTTAAGCAAATTTCGAAAAACTATTACTAAAAGCATCGATGGAGTCAGTATCGGATTTAATGATCCAACTGACTGGATTTCGACTAACAACTACGCACTAAATTATCTTATCAGCGGAGACTTTAACAAAGGTGTTCCATTGGGTAAGGTTACAGTTTTTGCCGGCGAGTCGGGCGCAGGCAAAAGTTTCATCTGTTCTGGCAATCTGGTAAAGAATGCACAGAAGCAGGGCATCTATGTCATTCTTATTGACACAGAGAATGCACTCGACGAAGCGTGGCTACACGCACTAGAAGTTGATACTTCGGAAGATAAGTTACTCAAGTTAAACATGGCTATGATCGATGATGTAGCCAAGATGATTTCAGAGTTTGTCAAGGAATATAAAACTCTGCCCGAAGACCAGCGTCCTAAAGTATTGTTTGTACTAGACAGTTTGGGTATGTTGTTGACACCTACCGATGTCAACCAATTTGAAGCAGGCGATATGAAAGGTGACATGGGTCGTAAGCCCAAGGCACTGGCATCATTGGTTCGCAACTGTGTAAACATGTTTGGTAATTTGAACATCGGTCTAGTGACCACAGCACACACCTATGCTAGTCAAGATATGTTTGACCCAGATGACAAGATCTCCGGTGGTCAAGGATTTATCTATGCAAGTTCAATTGTAGTAGCAATGCGTAAATTGAAACTTAAAGAAGACGAAGATGGTAACAAAGTTACTGAAGTAAATGGTATTCGTGCCGCTTGTAAGATTATGAAGACACGCTATGCTAAACCTTTTGAAAGTGTTCAAGTTAAGATCCCCTATGAAACAGGTATGAATCCCTACAGTGGACTAGTGGATATGTTTGAAGGCAAAGGTTTATTGTCTAAAGAAGGCAATAGTCTTAAATACACTCTAGCAGATGGAACAGTAATCAAGCAATTCCGTAAGGCGTGGGAACGAAACGAAGATGGTTCTTTGGATAAGGTCATGGTAGACTATGTCGCAAACCCACATAAACAGGAAGCTGCCGTTCCACAACTTGAAGAGGAAGTTACAGAATGAGCGTAGAAGTAGATGTTCTAAGTGAAGTATATACAATACTCAAGCAATACATTGCACAAAAAGACCGACAGGAAGCCGCGGATTCTTTAATGAGTGTTATGGTAGACTTGCTCAGTGACGACGAACTTAAAGAGTTTAGCTCCACTGATTCTAGTCTATCTAGAGCTTACAAGGAATATGCTGTTGACTTCGAGGATGACGATTTCGGATACAATGACGAAGAGTAAGCATGTGGTATAATCGAGTAGTCGACAATCTTGCGAATATACCGGATTTTATCAGTTATTACGAAAACGAGTTAGAAGCGGCCAAGAAAGAATGTCGTATTGCTGGCCAAGTTGAAAAAAGTATAGCACAGTTACCTGGTATAACTGAGCATAGGTTTAATCAACTACAGGAAATCGAAGCAATACTAAACTATCTTAACATCCAGCTTCGTAAGATTCGTCGAAAGCATTTTCAAAAGTATCTAGAAGGGTACAACCGTGCCCTTACTAGTAGAGATGCTGAAAAATATGTTGACGGTGAAGACGAAGTTATTGATTATGAAACCATAATTAATAGCGTGGCTTTATTGCGTAATAAGTATCTAGGTATACTCAAAGGCCTAGAAAGTAAAAACTTTATGCAAGGACATCTAGTAAGACTCAAATGCGCCGGTATGGAAGACTATACGGTGTAAAGTGACATCGCAACAAATTCGAGCACAGATTCTTTTAACAGAGTGGCACAGACTTCGTAACAGCGGAGCCTGTGCCTTTATCTTTGACATACAAGAAAGAAAAGATCGTTTAGAAAATCTAGCAAGACTGCTCAGCATTGGGCTTTATTGTTCGCCTGCAGAAAATCTAGACGATGTTTGTTGTCAATTTGAACTAGAGTTAGAAAAATTTAGACAACATGTTCATGTTGATCTCATAGCCGGTTTAAAAAACACTAGCACTAAATAATGTATGAGAGATTTAATTAATATCATTGTTCTAAACGAAAGCCGCGGCCTTGGCGCTCGCCGTGCAGGCGAAGAGTTTGTTAGTAATACTAACCCCGAAGATAAAATTTATATCAACAGCGTACAGTTTTATCCCCAAGACCGTATGCAGTACGACAGCTACGAAGAAATGTCTTCTACCCTTAGGGAGTTAGTTAACATTCCTAATGCCTATGTTGATCTAATTGGAAAATTTAGTCCAAAGGATCTGGCATTTGGTATTGCTATATTTGATCGTCCTGATGGTAGCAAGTTGGCCTTTGTTAAACCATTTAAGTCAGTTAAGCCTGACCCTACATTAAATGACTGGAATAACCAAAAAGGTATTCCTGGTTATAGGTATAATAGTAAAGCAGCCGCCAAGACACAGGCTGGCATGACACCGCAAGATATATTAACTGATGGCAATGAATTAATACCAGCTGACATTGTTCGACAAGTTGCTGAAAAGTTTGGTGACAGCAGTTCATTGGTCCAGGTTGCTCGTGCAATTGCCGCCGGGCAAAAACTACCTATTAGTATTCCTGCAGATTCAGATCTGAGCTTTACAGCCTTTAGAGATTACTTCTGCGAACTATTGCATCCAATTGCCTTACACACTGGAAACTACATTGGCAATGCAGGCGATGCGGCCAAGAAGTTCTTAGGTGTAGGTGGCTTTGCTAATACCACTATCAACTTTGGTAAAGATAAAACTGAAGGCCTAAGTGACAGTATTCTAATTGCACCCGACGGTAAAAAGATTAAGGTCAGTAGTAAAGGTGCCAAGGGCGCCGAAGCCAGTGCTAAAAATATTGTCGACGCTGCCGAAGAACTAAAGGCAACCAATCCAGCATTGCTACAGAAACACGCTGATATCATTGAGTTAATCAATGATGTCAAACAAGGTGGTCAAGCAGGTGCACCTTTGAAACTGGGTGTTAGATTTAAAATCATCGACGACGAAGATGTTAGCACAATTCGTAGTTTTAAAGAAATGCCGCCTATGCCGTTAGATAAAGGCAAACTGTTAGGCAGTAAAAACCTGCAGGCACTTATCTCTAGTAGGAACACAGATCGACCTGATTCAGTGAATATGTACTTTCATAGTATTGCCGCGGTGGCACACAAAGTTGCAGAGCATGTTAACAAACACACCAACTTTGGTCAGGCTGCTAGTGAAATTTTAAACAATGGCGCCTTAATTCAAGTCTACACAAAAGCATCAGAAAAAGGCGACCAATGGGTTTTAGAAAACTTCACTACTAAGTGGCCTAGCGATACTGTAACTGGGGTTAGTTTTAGTGCTAGCAAAACCTACTACAGTACAGGTATAAAAGGAAACTTTACCTTTAAGATTCTACGCAACGGTGCCAAAGATATCGATGACGAAAGATCAACGGAACCGGCGTTAGAGCCAACCCCGGTTGCTACTCCTAATGTAGTAACAGGCAAGCGAGTAAACATCAGACCTACTCGAAGTGAGCCAGAATCTGGCAATGAACCACAGGTTGGTCGCAGCCGTAGATAACCAAATAAGTTGACTTTATAAGGTTTATATGTTAACATGTCATTGTTAACTATCACCTTATAAGGATCAATTATGTTTGAATCAATCGAAATCCGCAAAGCGGCAAATGGTTTTATCTTGGTTATCACTACCGAAGACGAAACCAAAGAGTATGTCTACGATACTAGCCGCAAAGCCATCCGCGTAATCAAAGAATATCTGGAAGCAGATAAAGTTCAAGAGAAATAATCAATGGCGCATAAAGAACAACAAAACTTTGTCGAAGCTGTAAAGAATGTATTCCCAGACTCGTTTAAGAATACACGAGTTTTAGAAATTGGTAGTCTGAACATCAACGGAACCATACGAGTTTTCTTTGAAAACTGCGATTACATTGGTGTTGATGTAGGCGAAGGTCCTGGTGTTGATCTGGTCTGTAACGGCGAAGATCTTGATCATCCTGATAACAGTTATGATACTGTCGCCAGTACCGAATGCTTTGAGCACACTCCTGCCTGGCTAGAAATCTTTAAGAATATGACACGCATGGTCAAGCCGGGCGGCCTTGTATTCTTTACCTGTGCCAGCACTGGCCGCCCTGAGCACGGAACAACAAGAACCAAACCCGAGGACTCGCCCTTGCTGAATTGGGACTACTATCGAAATCTTACCAAAGAGGATTTCACCAGCTCAATGAACTTGTCAGATCATTTTAAACTACACGAGTTCATTTTTAACGAAGAGTCGTGTGACTTATATTTCTTTGGGTTAAAGAAAGATGAAGTTTAAAATCTACCAGCCGGTCTTTGAGGAATCTCAGTGGACTCAGGCTGACCCAGAGTTTACTACTATCGACAATACTAAAAATCCTTACCCCGAACTAAGAGAGTACTATATTCACCTGTTGGCCAAGGAACAGGCTGAAAAAGATAATCTAGACCTCTGGGGTACAATGAGTCTTCGCTGGAAAGAAAAACTTCCAGGTTATACCGCCAAAGAAATAATCAATCGAATTGAAGCCAACCCTGGCTACGATGTTTACTTCTTTAATGGGTTCATTGATCAAGTACTGCAATCGTATAATGTGTGGGAACAAGGCCTTTGGCATCACCCATCCTTGATTAAAATCATGGAAGATGCATTGCCTACTATTGGTGTAGATCCTGCTGTAGTCTATCAACCAATGGGTAGAACTACTGCATTTTTTGCCTGCTACTGTGTAGCAACACCAGAATTCTGGAATGGCTATTTAGGTCTAGTTACAAACTTTTTAGATTCTGTTCCTAACTACGCTGAAGAAACACAAGGACTATTGTTTAGTCCTAGCCAGTATCCCAGAAGTCCTGACCTTTGGTACTTTCCTTTTATTCAAGAGAGATTGTTCAGTACATATCTTACAATGAATGCTGACCGATATCGGGTATTACCTTACCATCACAACGAAGAAAAATACCTTTCGCAGTATGGGTATCTATTGGATCTTAAAGACCAAGCTATCAAAACTGGTAGCAAAGATTTACTTGAGCAATGGAGGCAAGAGCGCGGTCGTATCTGTAACTGGCCGGATCATTGTCAGGCATGGATACAACATTTTAAAGGCCAGAACAAATAATGTTTAAGTTACATTTTAATTTTCGCCACATAGGCGATCAAGTCTGTACTACAGGGCTACCAGAAAATATCTTTCACGCCACTGGAGAAAAGTCTGTAATTACAGACAGTTCAATCTGGGCCTTTAAGCACAATCCTTATGTTGAATTTAAAACAGAAGAAGAAAGCCAAGGCCTGACTACAATCAATTTAATACCCGACTGCCGTGTTCCACAGCAGGCTCAGCACTATTTTGACACTATGAAATCTTTTGTGTCCAATGGACAAATTGAATACATGTGTCGCAACTTTGGACTTGAAAATATTGTACTTCGTCATCCAAGGTTATACATCTACGAAGACGAAAAGATACAACCAGACAAGATTGTAGTTCATACCAGTGGTAGCGACAGGACCAGAGATAAAGAACCTGCTATCAGATACAGCTCAGGTGAAGACTCTGAGCGTTATATGAGCGATGAAGTTATTGCGGCAATTCTAGAAAACTTTCGTGACTACCAAATAGTACAGATAGGTTCCAAGGATGACAAACCCATCGGCGGGCACAGTATTGATCGTAGGGGGCAGTACGACTATTGGCAGTCTGCTCGTGAGATTGCTACATCGGCTCGATTCATTGGTGTTAACAGCGGTCCAATGCATATTGCCAATTGCTATCCTAGAGTTGATAAACGAATTGTCTTGATGGAGTTTCCTGAAGCAACCTTGTTAAAGCATAGCCCTGGTGACATTCGTAACTGGTTGTTTAGTTGGATAGATCCAACTAATACCTATTACAATAAATTCAATCGAGATATCGGCCTTACTTATTCTTACAAGAAAATATGAAGAAGATAACAGTTGCCATTGCTGGAAACAATAATCATGACATGATGAAGTTTTCCATAGAGACAACTTTAAAGAACTTGCCTGAGTGGGAAGATGTTGTTGTTTTAAGTGACCGGCCTGTAGTTGACTATGGGCAGTTTGTGCAATTACCTGACAACTTTGGCAAAGACGAGTACAACCAACTGTGTCTTAAAGGCCTATACCAACACATTAAAACAGACTTTGTGCTGGTTATACAACACGACGGCATGGCAGTTAACCGTGAACATTGGAACAATGATTTTTATAATTATGACTACATTGGGCCTGCTTGGCCTGACAGGTTCCATTGGATAGACCCAACTGAGCGAGTAGGCAACGGCGGATTTTCTTTCCGTAGTCTTAAACTGTTAGCAGCCTTGCAGGATCCTGCGATAGTTGCTAGCCCTGGCCCAAGAACCAGCAATGAAGATGCAGTGATATGCCAGGGCTTTTCTGGCTACTTAAAAGGCAAATATGCTATCGACTATGCACCTGTTGCGTTGGCTGATCAGTTTGGTCATGAATGGAATAATTTTACCGGCAATACATTTGGGTTTCACGGTGCGTTTAATAGTCCTTTGTATTTTAACGAAGAAGACACAATGCGATTTTTAGACTCAATGCCAAAACCTAACCATTGGTACAATGATCAGCTACATACATTTGTACAACTCTGTTTGGCAAAGAACTATCTAGGTGCTTTGACCAAATTAGAAAACATCTTATATAAAAAAGAACAACAATGAGATTTCACATTTTAGGGCTACCGCACACAGTTACTAACAAGCAATACAATGCTTGCGCCTATACTCAAAAGGTTTGGAAATTTGGAAAGATGATGAAGGCCCGAGGCCATGAGATCATCCATTATGGGCATCCAGACAGTGATGTTGTCTGCGACGAGCATGTTGATGTAATCGGCAACGAGGATTTAGAAAAAGCCTACGGCAACTATGATTGGCGTAAAAACTTTTTCAAGTTTGATGTCACTGATCATGCTTACCAAACTTTTTATCGAAATGCTATTAGAGAAATTGGCCAACGAAAGCAACAGCATGACTTCTTACTGCCGTTCTGGGGTTGGGGACATAAACCAATTTGTGACGCACACCCTGACATGATTGTAGTTGAACCTGGTATTGGCTACGCCGGGGGTCACTTTGCTAGATTTAAAATTTTTGAAAGTTATGCTATCTATCATGCCTATTATGGATTAGATGCAGTTGGCCGTTGTAAGCAGGATTGGTATGATGTTGTTATTCCTAACTATTTTGACCCTGACGATTTTGAGTATGCGCCTGAAGTCAAAGAAGATTACTTCTTGTTTGTTGGAAGAGTATATGATGGTAAAGGGGTACATGTTGCAATACAGGCTACAGAAAAAATTGGAGCACGATTAAAAATTGCTGGACAAGGTAGCCTTCAAGATATGGGTTACGATAAAGTACCTGACCATGTAGACTTTGTTGGCTACGCTGACATTGCAACACGCAAACAATTGATGAGCCGAGCAAAGGCCGCATTTGTACCAAGTATGTATGTAGAGCCCTTTGGTGGTGTGCAGATAGAAATGCTCATGTCAGGTACCCCAACAATCAGTACAGACTGGGGCAGTTTTACTGAAAACAATATCAACGGACTTACCGGTTATCGTTGTCGCACCTTTGAGCAGTTTGTCTGGGCGGCACAAAACATTGATCGAATCAAACCTGAAAATTGTCGAACCTGGGCTATAGAAAACTTTAGCATGGATCGTGTTGCGGCCATGTACGAAGAGTACTTTCAAGATGTGCTCAACATCTACACAGGAAACGGCTGGTACGAACCAAATCCAGGTAGACAGACTCTTGACTTTACTAGTAAAATTATACCTAAGTAAAGGAGATCACTATGTCTTTTAGGCAATGGCTACAACAGCGATGGTACGATCACTGCAACGAGTTCGAAGGCTGGCATCGCCGGTCTCCGGATTACAATCTAAAAGATTATTTTGATCGTTACAAATACTGGCTCAAACGGGAATACCGTTACTATCAGAAATCTAACACTCAAGTAGTAGATTGACCCCGACGATGATCTCTGCTATAATTCAGCTATGAAGATCATTCAAGAAACTACTGTTTGGGACTCCGCTAAAGCGCCGAATCATATTTACTTTGTAAATGATTCAATGACGCAAATGGTTGCCTATATTCGTAAAGGCACCAAGGAGAAATTTACTTTCAAAAAGCCAATTGGGTTTGATCGTCGCGGTCGTACCTTTAAGGTAATTGATTCGGTTGATACTGAACCAGAATCAATTAAGGTTAATGGAAGTAAAGGTGCAGTATATAATCTATCTCGGGCAGATGGTAATTGGGTCTGTACTTGTCCTGGATTTACTTTCCGTGGCAACTGCAAACATTTGGATTTGGCTCCTAAGGATTAATATGACAAAATGCAACACTTGTAATCAAATATATAGTCCCGACTGTGATTATGATCAAGGAAGATGCCCGCATCATCCTCCTTATATTAACCCTCATTCAATGAGATTTTTGAATCTGTTTAAAACAATTAAAGGATGGTTTAATCGTGGAAATACAACCCAAGGACCCAAGTAAAGGTCATTTTTATGTCAGCATTGTAAAAAGTGCTGTTCGTATTGCTGCCGGCGCTTCCCTTATTATGGGGGCATTCGTTGTAACTGGTACTTTGCTTATTATTGCAGAACTATTAGGCATTGTTGAGGAACTAGTTTAATGGCTTCTATTCTAGATATATTTTCTGGTGGCTTTGAAGCATATACAAAGCCTAAAGTTGAATTGCCTACAACCAATGATCGGAACTTAATTCCAGGAAAATTTGGTTCAAGCCTGGCCGAATATCTCAATTTAGATTTAGATAAAGGTCCGTGGCTTGCCGGAGGCGCAGTAAGAAAATTTTATCTAGGACAACCATTAAATCAAAGTGATTGGGATTTTTGGTTTTCTAGCCAGGAACAATTTAATCAAGCTAAAGAAGCTATTCTAGCATTGGGTGTCACTGAAGTTTATTCAACCGATAATGCTATTAGTTATAAATTCTATGAGCCTGATGGAGTTCATGTTTTACAAATTATCAGGCGCAGGTTCTTTGATTCTGCAGAAGACATAATTAATAGTTTTGATTTTACAGTATGTCAATTAGTAACCGATGGGCGAAAAATGACGGTTGGTTCTCAAACTATTCCTGATATTAAAAATCGTGTATTGCGATTAACTTCAAATCAAGTACCTAGTCATATTGTACCCAGAATGATAAAGTATATGGTTTATGGATATCGCCCTTGCTCAACTCTAATAGAACAAATCGAAAACGCAAGATCGAGTATCGATTGGTCTAAACAACAATTGGAATATGATGCAGTCTGAATACATTCTATTAAGTCTACTTGGTCCTCGTCCAGTATTCTGGTACGATGAAAAATTCGACGAAGTATTATGTGCATGGAACGGTATGAGAATGACACAGGCTCATGCATTAATGCAGATATCGTCGTTTTTTATGGGCTCGGGCCCAACACCCGAAATGCGCCGTGCCGCCGATAATCATTTATATTATCTTTGGTCAATGGGTGCATTTGACGATAGTGATAATTGGGAATTTACTATTAAAAATAATGTACATGGGTCGAGTATGTTTCAGTGGTATAAAAAGAAACTACAGCCTGTATATCAAAAATATCTTACAAATATTACTCCCGGTGAAGCTTATGATTGGCTAGGTCTTAAAGATTGTTATCAACCCATAAATACTTGATTATGAACGCAAAAGACATTATCCTTACACGAGCCGAATTACTTCGAGAAACTATCAATATTACTAACGATAGTCCATTTAGTACAGATGATTTGGCAAAAATAATCGAAGCAGATCAAACAAGTATTTGGTCAGAACCATTAACTGGTGAGCAGTTAATGGAAGAAATTAATCAATGGAAAAATAATGGTTAAATTTCAATATTCTGATCTTTTTAAAAGTACATATATTGAAAAATCTAGAAATCCTCAGATTGCAAAAAAATTCGATGATTTTATTAGGTCTAAAACATTAAACCCTGTAGCACCTTATGGCTCCAGTGATAAACCCTTTCGAGGTAATGGATTCTTTACCAGTGCTATTCCTAAACTCAGACATGCACATATAACTCACGATGTTAGTATAATATATCTGATTTCAGGATTTAATCCTACGCAAATTAGATTATATGGATTATTTTCTCATGATGAAATGGGTACTGGTCAACCACAAAATATTAAAAAACAAAAGAGTTTAGCAAAACAATTATCAAATCAGATTTTTAATACCGATTAATACTTGAGTATTACATTACTAAACTAGTACTACAAACCCGTCCAGATTGACGGGTTTTTCTTTTTCCGTTATAATAGATGCATAGTAAGGAAAAAGACATGCAATACACACTGATCACTGGTACTGGTAAAGTTTACACTTTTTTCCTTAAGGCTGTTGCCCTGCAATTCCAACAAGCCTATGGTGGTGTTGTTTTTTCGCAACAAGAATTGCTGGAAAAAACGGTTGACCAAGAAACCGTTTGACAGTATAATAGATAACATACAGACACACAAAGGAGCTTTTATGTCACAAGCATTCGTCCGCATTAAAACTGGTATGTACCGTAATTTTGATGCCTCTGGTAAGGTGTTTGCTCTTGTTGAGCAATACAAGAAGACTGCCAAAGGCGGTTATGTTACTGTCCTGAATGGCGGTACTTACGCAGGTTTCCCTGAAGATATCCGTATCAAAGTTGACGGCCCTGGTGACTACGAGTTCGTCACTGGTAGCGATGCTGTTACCGTTGCTATTCCTGAAGTGGCTCAAACTCAAACTGACGAAGAGCGCATGGCTGAGATTGCCGAGCGTTTTGAAATCCTTACAGACATGACTAAGGCTGCCATCAGCGGTGACATCCGTGCTATGATTGTCAGCGGCCCTCCTGGTGTTGGCAAATCCTTCTCCGTTGAGCGTGAAGTTGAGAAGGCTACCCTGCTGGACCAGCTGGCAGGCAAGCGCCTCCGTGCCGAAGTTGTCAAAGGTTCGGCTACTCCCATCGGCCTGTACCAGACTCTGTACAAGTACTCCGATCCCAACTGCATGGTTGTGTTCGACGACTGCGACAGCATCTTGCTGGACGATGTGTCTTTGAACCTGCTCAAAGGTGCACTGGATTCGGGCAAGAAGCGTAAAATTTCTTGGCTCGCCGAGTCTAGCACTCTGCGCCGCGAAGGCATCCCTGACCAGTTCGAGTTCAAGGGCAGTGTTATCTTTATCACTAACTTGAAGTTCGACGGCATGAAGAGCCAAAAGCTCAAGGATCACCTGGAAGCTCTGCAGAGCCGTTGCCACTACCTGGATCTGACCTTGGACACTATGCGTGACAAGATCCTGCGTATTCGTCAGATTGCCAAGGCTGGTGAACTGTTTGACGGTTACGACTTTGAGCCTGTTGTGCAGGACGAGATCGTTGACTTCATGGACGAGAACAAGAACCGTCTGCGTGAAATGAGCCTGCGTATGGCTACTAAGATTGCAGATCTGCGTAAGAGCTTTCCTCTGCGTTGGAAGGCACTGGCTCAGACTACCTGCATGAAGTCTGCCTAATAGTTAACCCCTGCAGTGTGCGTAAGGGCAATGTCAATAAGTCCCTTTCGATAAAGGAGTCAAGATGAATTTTTGGTTGATACTAAATGCAATCTTTGTTATACTAGCATGGCGCTGGGCTAACGAAGCCTTTGCCGAAGGCCGCAACGGTCTAGGTTATTTTAATATTGCTATCAGTGCTGTTAACTTTGCGGCACTACTAACAGGAGTCTTCTAATGTTTCAAGTGTGGGATTACGATATTTTCTTGTTTGATTGCGACGAAAGCGAAGTTCCGTTTTTTGAGGATCAAGGTTTTCAAATTGTAAAGGTGGCACAATGACTTGGGTACTAGTACTATTTCTTCATGCCGGTATGCTCAGCGAAAAAGACAGCATGGCCCTAACCAGTGTACCTGGGTTTAAAACCGAAGCCGCATGCCTAGCCGCTGGCAAGCAAAGCGAAGCATTGGGCAAGCGTACCACCAAAGAAGTTAAATTTGTTTGTTTGAAGCAGGAGTAAACCATGGGTCTCGATCAGTATGCTTACATTGCCGCTCGATCTGGACAGCGCGATGAGTTCTACGAAGGCGCTGACTTTGAAAACGGAGAGCTTATCAATCCTAACATGTCCAAGCCGATTGAAATTGCCTATTGGCGTAAGCACCCTAACCTGCAGGGATGGATGGAACAACTTTGGATTCGCAAACTGACTGCCCAAGGTCAAACGCCCGAAAATTCAGAGTGGGGTAGTAGCTTCAATGGTATCGAACTCGAGCTTACACGAGAAGATATCGACGAGCTTGAGCAAGTTGTAACAGAAGGTCTACTTCCTAACACTCAAGGATTCTTTTTTGGTAACAATGCCGACGATTACTACAAGGAACATGATTTAGAATTCTGCCGTCGTGCTCGTGCCGACTTGTTCTCAGGCCTGAAAGTGTTTTATAATAGTAGCTGGTAATTAGGAGACATCGTGTCTGGATATAACACTGTACTTCAAGTTCGTCGTCTTGAAGAAGATTTGAGTCTACTGGGTTTTATGATGTGCTATCCTAAGCATGGCTGGGGTGCCGAACGAGGGGTTGATTATGTAGCAGTCAAACCAAAAGATCAAGACAGTCTGCCTATCTATGCTCGGGACGCTCAAATGTTTTGCGGCACCATAGACGACCTGCGTTCCTGGCTTGACGGTGTTAAATGGGCTCGGGATTATGATCGTATGCTCAGACTCAGCGACGATAAAAAGCGCGAGCGTAAAGAGCAAGATGTTCGTAATAAGAATCTCTTGAAAATGCTCGAACACGGCAAGGACCAGGTATGAAAAAAATCTACTATGTTAAAGAAGGCCGCAAGTACAAACCTGTATCTGAGTACGATAGCGATCTTGTGGACAGTTTTCACAAGGGCACACACCTTGTAATGGTTTACCCCGGTGGCGCTAGTCGCAGGTACGACATTGATCCTGACTATGCGTCCTTGATTGCGGCCAGTCGTATAGCCGAGGATGCAATAAGCAAGGCCATTATGGATGCTTCGGAACTTAGACTTGGGTACAAATCAAGAGAACGGTCTATGACTCAGGAACAAAAGGACGCATGGAATCACCTTATCAAAGTCTTTGGTGAAGACGCACGCCAGCTAGAATGGCCAAGTGTGCGAGAGTGCGCCGAAGCCGGGGCCAAAGCATTAATTGACGAAGCCGCGAAACTAATGTATAATCCTAGCGTAAAGAATGCATACGAGCATTTTGAGTTAATGTGCAAACTAGCAAAGGAACATGATAATGATCAATCTTAAACAATGGATGGAAACTGTTGATTACCGAATTACTGAAGGTAGTCAATTCTGCTGGCGCTGTTTTGGCGACAATGCGTATACACTGGATAGCTGGGATGGTGAGCAAGACGGGTCTACGATCACTATTACTTTTGATACCCGTACACAAGAAGTCTATGAAGTACAGGCACACGACTATCGTAACAATCGATCTTACCGATTGATTAATCCAGACTACGCAAAAGCCTTTCACGACGAATCAACAAGTCGAGGCACTGGGCAGTTTGCCTGGGATGCGGTTGCATTTACAGATCTTGAAACAGACGAAGACTGGCTTGAGAAAGCTCGTGCTATTTTTCTTGGCGAGGATTATGACACCCGTGTGAGCATTCCGCTAGACTTTACTGATGACGAACTGCTCAAATATATGACCATGGCGCATGAACGCGATATGACTTTTAATCAGTTTGTCGAAGAGGCCCTGCGAGCTGCTATTGAAGATCACAAGCGTGATCCTGAAGGTATGAAAGCAAAGGCAGCTCGCTGGAAAGCCGAACATGACCTTGCCTGACGAACGGTATCGTGCTGTAGTCTGGGCGTCAAGGTTCTTACATGATCTTGCACACAATACCAAAGACTATCCAAGGGTTCCTAAAAAAGTTAGGCGAGAAGCTTATAGCATTCTTCGACACTATCCTGACAGTTGGGATATGAAAAGAGCCGCCGACCAAGCCCCGGATGTGTTTCAAGAGCGCATGGATCCACTGCATCGATTAATTGTTCAACACGAATTGGAAAATACAAATGAAAATAGGACTCAGCCTGAGTAGGTGTGTTCGAGATATTTACGAGGGCCGAGTTGCACTCGAAGATATTCTGGTAGTTGTTGCTAGAACTGATTTTGATCCTGAGGATAACCGGCAGTGGTCTAATATCTGGAGAGGGTATCATTCCTATTCAAATGTTTGGTCTATGCCCGAATGGGCAGAGATTCCTGCAGACGATGAACAGGCCGTTAGGGATATCTGCATCGGGTTAAAGTCTACAGGAAGACTGCATCAACCTAGACAGTTTGGCGCACACCCAGGTAGGTTGCCCTACTACTGGTTGGAAACTGTGTTGACTCCCGAAGACCACGATAAAAATCCAACTGTTAAACATGCCTGGGATCAATATCAGATGTTGGCCGGCCTAGCCGCACCAGAAACAACGGTCCTTGACAACAATTTTTGATCGCTCCTGTTCAGCCTAGCTGAACTTTATACCCAGAATACTCTGGGTATTTTTTTGACTTTTTAAACAGTATATGCTACACTTGTTCTATGCAAAAGAAAACTATATCCTATATCGAGGACTACATCGAGATTCTTGCTGGCTATGTAGGAATCAAGGGTAAAACCATGTCCTTTAGTTTGGCCAGATATGATGTACAAATCGTAACAAATTTGGCTGACCAAACGAACAGAGGTATAGGATACACAGACAAGCAGGCTCTTCTTGCACACAAACTGGTAGTCAAGTATAAAAGACAGTTTGCCAAATACGATATCGACATTGGGTTCCACGAGGAAAACGGCCATTTTCGTTTGCCAATACGCTATGTTGACCGTAGCAAAACTATTAAGCTAACCGACGGTCAAGTCTATCTGCGATTCCCTTATGAGTCCAAGATGATCGACGAGATCAAAGATAGCGGTAAAAATATACCCGGGCTAATGAAATTTGACCGAGAACAAAAGGCCTGGATCATGTCAATTACCGAGCCTCGCATACTTTGGCTTCAGACCATTGCTGATAAATATCAATTTGAAATGGATCCAGACATTTCAAAGTTCGTCGACAATATCAACGAAACCAAACAACTAGACTATCAAATAGTGCTAGAAAAAACAGACCAAGGACTTATTATACGCAACGGCGAACCTAGCCTAATTGATTACATTGAGAAGAATTTAAATGGACTCAATGAAGACAATTTAGTTACGCTGGTTGACTACAGTAATATTTTAGGCTACTCGGTCAGTGACGAAATTCGCAGTTGGGTAGAAAGTAAATATAACCAAAATCAAACCATGTTGCTTTCTCTTAAAGAAACGCATTTACCCATAAAGGATGATGACTCTTTTAGAGATATTGTAGAATACGCAGGAATAACAAATCGTTGGCCTTTGTATGTTTTTGAAAACATCGATACCAACACTGGTCGTATGCTACCAATTCTTAAAGAATATTTTACCGGCGACGAGCTAGTTGAGGTGCCCTTAAAAAGTCGAACACTTAAACTATCGCCAAATGTAAAATGCGTTTACCTTAACCATTGGATGCACAGCTGGCAAACTAAT